GTTGCCATTTAGGCTTAAATTGTCAACCTTCAGTTCGGTTGATACCGTGATTACACCGGTTGAGTCTGCGATCGAAGCTGAGGCAGTACCGTCTTTAGCCTTGATGTTCGTGACTTCAATGTTTGTCGTGTCTACCGTGGTAAAAATACCCGCCGCAGCATCCTTAGTTGCAATCACCTGGACAACATTTGAATTGTCTTCGTAGAAAAGCTTTCCATCGGTGATATTAATTGCAAGCTCACCAAATACAAGATTACCTGAAGTTGGTGTTGCTGCAGGGGTGGATGAGTAGTAAAGCGATATAGGCGTAAATCCGACAGCGGCCATTAGAAGATACCTCCAAAAATACCGGTCGTTGCAGTCATCGTCCCGGCGGTTAATGTATTAGTTGATGGATTATAAGTAAGATCAGCATCAACATTTGGTGCAAGATTGCCAGTGGTTGCGCTAACAAACACAGGGTAAAAGCTTGCATTGGTTCCGGATGCGGTAATTGCGATATTGTTTGCGTTGGTTGCCGTAGTCGCAGTCGTGGCATTTCCGCTTAGTGCCCCACTAAATGTCGTGGTGGTTAGAGTATTTGTTGATGGGTTAAAGGTTAAACCTGAAGCCACTCTGATTGGCTCATTGCCTGAAGTATTTGCAACAAACGATGGGTAGAAAGTCGCATTTGTTGATGTCAGGGTGATGCCTGAGTTCACGGCGTTTGTTGCCGTTCCTACCGTTACACCGGACGGATCAGACCATTGAGGGGCGGTTCCGGTAGATGTCAGCAGAAAAGTTGATGACCCGATGCCTAAAAATGTTGTGGCTCCTGATCCGGTGTTATATGGCACCGATCCGGCCGCACCGCCTGCGATATTTGTAGCCGTTCCGACCGTGATTCCTGAGGCTGCCGACCACTGAGGTGCCGACCCCGTAGAGGTCATGATCGTTGTCGATGCACCGATGCCTAAAAAGGTCGTTGAGGCGACTCCGGACTGATAAGGTAGTGATCCAGCTACACCGCCGGCTAAGCTTGTCGCCGTAGCGGCAAGACCGCTGATGCTGATATTCCAAGTTCCGGAGGCATTCGTTCCTGTAGTGCTTGGAGCGCCCAGGGTGTTATAAGAAATCGTTCGCGCAGCAGACCCATTAAATGTGGTACCAGAGGCATCTCCGGCGCCTGAGTTATTGAAGGTAACTGCATTTGTGGTGTTCGATGTAATCGTGCCTGAGGCGCCTAAAGACACGGTCACCCCATTAAAGGTCACCGCTGAATTTTGCAATGCCGCATTTGGCAGGTTTCCGATTGCCGTTTGGGCAAGTGCCGATAGCCTTCCATAGACATCTACCGTAGCGGTCAGGGTATTACTTTGAGATCCGTATGCGCCCGCAGCCACCCCTGTGGTGGTTAGATTGGGGGTGACATCCACCCAACCATTAAAAGGATCGTCTACAACGGTTAAATCAATATTGGCACTATCAACAAAATTGAGACCGTCACCAGAAGCAACAACCATGCCATTATGATAAAAATCTACCGTGCCTGACGATGTTGATAAATCTACCCAACCATTTTGATAAACCTCATATTGCGCGGTATCAGAGTTAAAACGAATTTGTCCGTTTGTACCGCCAGGTCTTTGTGCTGATGTGCCTGTAGGCACAATCATTGCGCCGGTACCTGGTATTGTCGGATTTGAAGTAATTGCTATTGTTGGATTACCAGGCCCTGTGCCATTGGCAATACTAATTTGATTTGCAGTGCCTTGAATTTCTACAAGCGTAGTGGTAGAACCACCTACAACACCCATAAGACCTGTGCCTGCTAGCCCATTAATTGTGCCTACAGTATCTGATAAGCTAAATTGTGGATTGCCAGCTACGCCATTTGGATTAGCAATTGCAATGCCATTTGCCGTAGTTGTTAATGATCTTGCAACAACGGTGCCTCCGGTCTTTACAACAAAGCCTGGGCTTAAGGATTCTAATGCGCCTGATGCGCCATTGAGAGTAATTTGTAAAGTGCTTTGCGCACCACCATCAACTAAGCCAATGCCTGTACTACCACTTAATGAACGACTATTTGGGAGTGTTGGCTGTTGATTTAGTGTAATAAAAGTTTGATTTTGCGCAGGTGAAGCAGCAATTGCACCTGTGGTGGTCTGTACGGTTTGCCCGTTTTGGACAATAGGTACTGCTTCAGTGCCTGTTATTGCACCTGCGGCAGGTAATTGCGTAATAGTGACTTGGGCTGAAGGCATTATGGGCTCGGGCTAATGACGTCAAGGTTTCCATTAGATTCAGGAGTATCGTTATTGCCTTGCGTTGAAATTAAAAACTGGCCATATCCGCCTGTTTGAAGCGCAGGCTGCACGTTGGCAACACTTACGTCAGGTCTAGGAAAGCGCAGATTGATTCTCTCAGTCTTACGCGCAGGAAGTCTATAAGGATCATATTGGTCTTTACAGTTATTACCGCACACACGCAAACCCGGAAAGTTAGGATCGGGTCCTAAGTCCGCATAGGGCCTTTTCATCTTGCAACGATCGCATACTGCAATAGCTATAGAAGTTAATCCGCGAGTATCAAGAAAGAGTGGCATTATCGTGTGTATGCAGAAATGTTAGGCGCAAAGTAGATAGGTGACTTGTCACGCTCTTCTTGCTCTGCCTCATAAATATACCGATCAGCCATTTTTTCTAAATAACCAATTCTATCAGGCTGCACATTAGGCATTTCTAAAGCCATACGGTGCGCAAGCATAAACACTGTTGCCTCATACCACCTTTGCGGTACTTCCAGCTCATCGGTGAGAGCGCCAACATCCATGATCTGCCGGGAATACCAAACGGTCATCTGAATAAACGGATCTGACGGTACTGGCCATAGGTACATGGTTGGTTGAGGAATTGTGCGGTCAAACCAAAACTGGTAGGGCTGATTGGCCGTGAAATTTTGGTTTGGCAAATTTGTATAGTCATCCCGGTTCAGGCGAGCCATTTGGACCAGTCGGGCGTTATTGCCGACATACCACTCACGCAAAGCTAAAGTTGTGCCATTATAAGCTCTAACTCTATAATACTCAACATTTTGTCCAGGATCAACATCGGTCCAAATCCATTCATTATCAGTAACGGTTATTTGCCCAAGGTCTTCCAAAGTGTTCCAACTAATGTTGTCTGTTGAGTACTCATATATGATAGACCATACAGCAGAGCCACCGCCTGCAACGTAAGGCAATAAGCCAATAGAACCGGCGTAAATGGGGTTATTTGTACCATAGGCAACTGAGATGTTGCCATTGGCGGATGTTTGTTGACATATAGTGTCAATATCGGAGTCTGCGACAAAGCTAACTGTACCTCCTGCACTTGTAGCGTAAGTGCCTGTGGGTCGATTCATTGTGCGATAAAGCACATTTAATACATCTACGCAGCCAACAGGCATAGCGTAAATATACTGATTTGCTTTTAGTCCAAAAACTTTCTTATTGATTGCCCAATAATTAATACCTTTATTGGCCAAAGCAGAAAGCGCAAAGAATAAACTTTCACGAGCAGAAATAACTTGCTCTGATGTTAACTCTTCTGCAAGTTTTCCACAGCGTCGTGCCCCATGATCTATCATGGTTTGCACATTAACAACAGTTGTTCCTACAGTACCTGAATAAGCCATAACTTACCAGCCTGGGCAATTCCAACGTTTTAGACTTGCAGCCTTACGAGTAAGGTTGCCTTTTTCATCACGCTTAGGGCCAGGCATGCCTGACATACGAGCGCAAAAAGACTTTTTACGCGCAGCGTCTGATTTAGTTTTTGGGTTTGGCGCTGGAGCTTTAAGATTAGCACCAGTTGCACGATTAAATTTTTGACGCCCTTTTTCAGTTAGGCCTGCGCCTTGACTTGTAGGTAGCTTCTCGCCTCTACTCACCGAAAGCCTAGGATCACCACCTTTGGACATTTTTTTAGCCTCTCGTTGCACTGAGTAGGCAATAGCCGCGGCTTGCTTAGGTGGTTTACCGGCTCTAATCTCGGTAGCAATATTTTTTGATAGAGCTTCTTTAGATTTAGATTTAACTAAAGGCATGATTAACCGCAGAAAATTGTAACTGCCGCATTCAAAGGAAGCGTTACATGAATATCTGTAGTAAAAGGAATTCCGTTTCCTGGTATTAAAGTTGCTATAACAGCGGTATTTGTTGTGATGTTTACTCTTAATCTGACTGTTCCTCCTGAGCCTCCATCACGAAATACTATTTCACCAGCGGTGCCACCCGAAGCAAGTTGATACCCGCCAAGATTAGTTGCTCCAGAATAAATTGTTCCAGTTGCATCTTTATGAGCTGAGAATACATTTGTTAATGTGCTCATTTTTTCTCCTGATTGAAAGCGGGGGCTTTCGCCCCCACTCCATTTAGCACGAACCACCGTACCGCATTTGCTTTCCGTATTTACTGTAAATCTCTACATCTTTCGATTTAGCAGCCTTCATGGCCGGTGCATTCTCCTTATCAAACACCTTTGTGAGGCGTTTTTCAGCAGGAGTTATGACCTCACCACCTTTTTTAAAAGTTCCGGAAAGTTGATTGATGCTAACGGGTGTGGAAGGTTTTTTATGACCCTGAGGCATGGACTTAGCCTTGCCTGAGTTATTTACCGACCCACCCTTAGCATACTTTTTTGCGGCACCGCCCTTCTTCTTAGCCAAGAAAGCTGGTTTGCCATCTTTCATTGGCATTCCACCTTTTTTGTAGCCACCTTGACCATTGACGACACCACCGGTCTTGTAACCACCTTGACCATTTACTACACCGCCTGTTTTGTAACCACCTTGGCCTTTAACAACGCCGCCGGTCTTTAGTCCTTTATGAGCTTTGGAAGCAGGCATACTTTTATGCTTTTTAAACTCACTAGCAACTTTCATTTCCTTAGCGTGTTCGGCTTTGGTTTCACCGCCTTCTTTCATCATGGGGCGCGCCGGTCGTGCTGGGCGCATAGGCATACGCGGTGCCGGTCGTGCCATAGCACGTCCAACAGGCATAGGCATAGGCGCAGGTGCACGCATACCAGACATACCACCATCCATCATTTTTTTAGCTTTTGCACTGCCACCTTTTTTCATGGCGACGGCGCCGCCTTTTTTGAGCTTAAGCTCAACGGTAGGCTCCGTAGTCATCATCTTGACCATCGGCTTAAATTCACCCATATCTGGCTCCTTAGGTTAGAACCCCGAGGGTTTCCCCCCGGGAGTTCATTAGGTCGGATTCGTACCAATACCACCATCAGCCGCTGCCGGCTGAGGCATATCGATATAAATCTGTCCACGGGTGGTAGCGTCCGAACCGTACTCCGTAATGCCAACCATCATTGTGTTTTGCACGACCACTTGGCCACCTGAGGATGCCGGTAAGGTGGCAAACGCAGACAGGGTTGTGGAGGTAGAACCCACATTGTTGATGAAAGAGCAGTTCTTAAAGACTTGGTAGCGGTCCATGCCTGAAGCGGCAGAAACCAACAGACCAAGCGGAGTTCCGGCGGATGCTTGGAACGGGAATACGCAACCATCAAAGATGTTGCGAGCCGTACCACCAGCCAGTTCAACAGTAGCATTTGCACCACTACGGGCAACCGTATCGCCACCTAAAACGCAACTGATGAAGGTGTGCTCACCACCACCATTGAGTTTCAAAGTACGCGAGTTAGCTCCGGTAGCGGAAGCGCTATCGGCCATACCGTAGATGTTGACATTGCTATATGCGTTGCGACCGCCAGAGTCGGTCCAAGCAATCATGCCGTTTGCGCCCGTGGAGAAACCACAGAACACAGACAGGTTAGCAAAGTAACAACCCGATGCGGTGACATTGATAAATGCCAAGCTATTAAAGGTTGCTTGTGTGTAGGTTCCCGTCGGAGGAGCAATACGCGCCCGCTGCGCGACCATAGTCGGTGCAGCCACACCAATAAGGTGCGTGGCGTTTTTGTTCCAATTCAAGGTTCCTGCGGTTGCCGAGGAATCAATCGTCTGAGCCAGTGCGGTTGACAGTCGTGCAGAACCGGCAGAAGTGCCATCGCCCATCAGGACAACGACATCGTTATTGCCGGCCGTACACTTGGCCAATGCTCCGTACAGAGTTTTGAGCGGCAGCTCTGGTGTGCCATCGTTACCATCAGCACCATTTACCGGGTCTACAAAGTAGTAGTTACCGGTAAATGGAAGGCCACCAATGGTTCCGAGAACAGGCACACCAAAACTAGTAATCCCATTAGGGAAATTAGTCAGCATGATTTTCTCCTGTTCTCAGACGATTAAATACCAGGCGTTCCGTACATCGCGCGAGGATCGGTAAAGCCAACGTCATAACGCTCGGTTGCTTTGTACCGCATAGAATCGGTTTCAAAGTCACCTTCCATGGTCTTTTCAAGGCCACGGCGCATCATCAGCTTCATACCCTCAGGCGCATCGGTTTGCACCCACCATGCAGTCGCAGAGGTCAAACGCGACAGAACGGCAGCACCCTCATCAAGCAGTCCAATGGACTTGATCGGGTTGATGTCGTTGTTAGCGTTGCCTGCACGAAGCACTGACTTCAGCAAAACCTCGGCCTGGAAGACGTTGCCAGGAGCAACCACCAGTTGGCGTGGCACCAGACGAATCTTCTTGCCGTTGTTGTCCACTGCCTGACGGATCTGGATAAGCATCTGTTCAAGCGAGGTTTGTGACAGGTTAGCAGGCGTAGTCAGTAGGTTGCTAAACGTACCGCTTACGATCGGGTGCGAGGTGGAGTTCAATTGAACGCCATCGCCACCGGGGTAAGTGGAGTTAAATGCACGGTTGAGAATGTTTGCGCTTAGTGTCTCTTTGGTCTCAATCAAAGATTGAGCCAGATGACGAGCGTAAACTTGACCAATACGAATATGGTCGCCATCTTCAACCAGCACTTTGGTCAATGCAAAGGCCAGGCCATAGACATTGTACACATAACGCTTGAGGAAGAGCACACCACCTTGCTGATAGGTAACCGGAGTTCCATCAGGCAGTTGCGGTGCGGCGCCAAATCCATACAGGACCGGCTCTTCGTGGTAATTACGGGGAATACCTTGCTGCTCACGGAAAACCCGTGACCATTCATCGGTACGTTGATCATAGACTCCATCGAAGCATTCATTGAGGATTGGCTCAACTATGCTTCTAAAGTCGGTACTGCGCATTGGGGCTGCCATTTACATACCCTCCTTAAATGGCGTTCACAGTACCTGCGTACTGAGACTCGCTGATTTGTACCCGTACAATCGTGTACGCATCTCCCCAAGCGTTATCCGGATAGGGGGCTATATCAATGACACGACACTGCTTTGCACTACCACTACCTGCACCAGTCGTACCAAGAGTGGCTTGCGACAGTCCAGTAGTAGTTGAGCCTGCAGTTTCATTTGTGATATCAAACTCATCACCAACTGAGGTCTGAGCCAGGGAACCTGCAGCCTGAATCTCATACACAATTTGTGCGTCTTGATAAAAGTAAACAACAACCGAGCCAACTTGGAATGATTCATTGGCAGGCCAGTAATTGCTTACACGGCGGCGACCAGTGGCATCAGTCCACTCAACACCGGCAAACGCTCCGAGGAACGCATCGCCAGTAGCAGCGGGCTCAATCCAACCGGCCGTGTTCATTTTTACAGGTTGACCTTTGAGAATGTTGCTAGCAAAGCCAGCTGAGACATTCCCTGAGGTCGACACTGCTTGAATACCGTTTGCAAGTGCGAAGGCGCGATCCAGACCAGAAGGATGGAACGCCGGGCGCAATCCAAACGGAGCAGAAGTAGCACTCATAAGAGTCCTTTCACAGTTTGGTTATGTCCATCACCTATTCAAAGACAGGTGGACGAACGTGGGCGTCAGTATCTATGCCATCGCCCTCAACCGATACTAGTGAACGACCTTGTTTATCACGAGCACCTTGTAATTGCTCTTGTTGCACACGAATTTTATCTTGCTCTTCCAATGGCGCGCGATGGTGCAAATCCATCATAATTTCTTGATAGATTTCCATGGGCATTTTATAGAGAAGCATTTCATTGCAAGCAACAAAACCTACATGCTCACCTGATTTCACTTTTAAATGCTCAAAGCCGGGCAGTTCATCGGCTTTCACTGGTTCATAGCCCAGTCGCATTCTTTTATGAATGGGGTCGTAACCGTTGGTTGAAGATAGCCAACATAGATGGTAGCCGGGAATTTCCGGCGGGGTCGGAAGGGCTTCTTGTAACCACTCCGAGCGGAACATCTTACGACGTTCCTCGGATAATGCAAAATTTTCTTCAGGCGCTGCGCGCGGTGCATCTTCTTGTGCGCGATTTTCGCGGCCTGCTCTAACATTACGCTTAATTCTTTCATCCATGATATCAGCTCCGTGCCTTGTTTTGTTTATCCCACTCGCGGAATTTATTGATCATCTTTGCGCGTGCACTGGGGTCATCCCACATGCCTGCGTCTTTAATCGCTTTAACGCGCTCAGGATCTAGCCTAAATTCATTAGGCTTGAGTGAGCCAGTTGTTTCGCGACCGGAAGATGTCACTACAGACCTTGGTTTCTGATTTCTGATGGGAGGATTATATCCATTTGCGTAGCGATGGGGAAGGTATTTTTGCAATCGCTCGTCAAGCTCTTCCCAATAGTCTGCAAGCGATGGGTCAAAGCCTTCTTCGGTTAAAGCTTGATCAATAGTTTGCGCAACTCGTGAATCATGATCACGAAGCTGCGGATCATACCAATCATTCTTTTCCATCCAACGTGTAGCCATGCGCTGAATCATAGGATCAGGCACTTGGATGTTATTTTGCTTAGGCTGACTGATCTGCTTATTGGCATTCTCTTTAATAGATTGCAAAGATTCCAACTGTCGCATGCTGTCGTACCAAAGTTGCTGTGCTTTGGTTACTTCAGCGCCATCACGAGCATTGACTGCTTCTTGCAACTTCATTTTGGCATACTCTACACGAGTACCAGCATCGTCAATTGCTTTTTCTAGTCGTGCTAATTCAGCGCCTGAGGTTCTTTTCTCTAAAACTGCTAGTCTTTCAGCTAACTCGGAGTTTTGTTTCTTAAGAGCAGTAATTAGATGGTTAGATTCACGAGCTTTTTCCTTATGAATCTGCTTTTTAAGCTTTCTTTCCTCACGACGGGCCACTCTAATGGCCTCGCGATCCGGATCTGTGGTAGATCCTTCATCTTGTATGTCATCGCCGCCTTCATCGTCACTTTCTTGTGCATCTTGTGCACTTTCTGACTCAATAGATGTTGCTTTTACCTCTTCTTGAGGCGCAGATTGTGGCTCATCGGGCAAAGAGACCACTGCAGAGCCGTCATCCGACTCCGCGACCTGCATTTCTAGTTTTTCTGTAGGTGTCATATGTCAGTTTCCTTTCAAAACTTAAATAAACGCCTTAATCTTCAACGGGTCGCCGGTTACTTTGCCAATAAGTTCATGGTCATTAAAGAACGTAAACAGCGCGCGCCCTTTTAAGCCATCTTGTTCAAAGTCGACTTCCCAACGGTCGCCGCCCCATTTAGGAACACGCACAAAATCACCAATTTGAGCCCATGCTCCTTCGGGCCATGGTTCCATTGTGTCACGTTTTTTGAAAGCCAAAGGTCCTATGGCAATAATTTTGCCAATCATGGTGTTCCACTTCTCGGCTTCTTTGGTTTCTTCGGGGATTACAATGCCGGCTGATGTTACTTTTTCTTTCACAGCTCTTATTTGAATAAGAACTCGAGCGCCATACGGCGACATAAGTGGACTTACTGCTGGAAACGCTTCTGCAAGCGTTTGTTCTACAATGTCATTCGACATTCTTTGCTTCCTCTAAAAGTTGATTAATTAAACTTAAGGCTTTTTCCAAGCCTACGTTTTCTCCAACCAAGCGTTGGTATGCTTCCCAAGACGAAGCATTGCCATTAGCTAAAGATTTTGCTATATCTCCTTGCTGTTGCTTAATCAAAGTGATTAATGCAGCAATGGAAAACATTAGCAACCTCGAGCGCTACGCTTAGTCATGCCTCCATTTTTCATTGCTGATGCTTTGCCACCATAGGCCTTTGCCATAGGTTTGGCGTTTTTTTGTACTTTGCCTCCTTTCTTTAAATGCGTTTCTGCCCCAGGCTGCCCCATGGCAATTCTTTTATGCATGTTGATAGGTCCTTCAGACATTTCTAAGTCCTCCTAGTTGAGATTGAAGTTGATCTTGAGCTTCTAAAACCGTTTGCATTTGCTCACTTTGCAAACGTTGTGCATCTCGAGTCAACTCGGCTGCTTTCATTCTTTCATCAGTCAAGTTATTCTCGGTATTCATAAGTATTTCGGCCTGAAGTTTGCGCGCGTCTTGTTCGTTAGCAGCGTCAAGTTTCTTGGCGTTCAATTGTACGTCGGCTTGATCTTTAATGGCTTTGCGCTGTGTTTCAGCCATTTGTGTTTGCACCAACGCTCGAATGTTAGGGTCTTGCGGTTGCTGTAAGTTTTGACGTAATTGCTGCAGCATTTGCAACGCTTTTTGCATCATGTCTTGTACACCTGCAAACTGCTCCATACTATCTTGGTGTACATGCTGTCCAGCTGCGGCCAAAAGTTGCTGCGCTTCACGCATAATAGGCTCAACTTTTAAAACATTAAAAGGTCGATCCAAGGCCGCTGAGGTATAAGAGTCCATGTGATTCAGATACCATAATGTTAGATGTTGCTTTAAATGCTCAAGCAAGCCAGGTATAAACACCGGTGCAATAATAGGATTAGATCCATACATAGGATCTTTAAAATAATCCAAATGGATTTGAATATGGGCCAAATGATCTTGCATGGGGAACGCGCCAACAGGTTTGCCTAAAGTCATGGCCACGTTCTCAAGCGCCGGATTCATATCTTTCACATTCGCGGGATCAGGCAGCACCTCATTAATCTCAGGCAATTTAATTTGTTTTAAGATTCTCTTTTCAACTGCAAGTCGGTTGTACAAATCCGGATTGGCTTGTGCTCTTGCAGCCAGCGTTTGAATTTGCGCATATCGTTGCGTCTCCGCGAAGATATGTGGATCAGATACTGGTACAATGTCCGAGTTCTTTTCAAAATCTTCTTTCTCAACATTTAAATCCTCGATAATCTCGCCAAAAGTTTGCTCATCCAAATACCAACGGTTGATGCGTCCAAGGACACGCAAAACTCGCCGCTGACTATCATGCAGTCTGGCGTGAATGGATGAGAACACAGCAGCGCCTTGCTCAATCAAAGCCTGCGTTGTGCCAACCGGCGCGTTAGATGTTATGTCGGCAATCTTTTCCTCGCTGGTTGTGACAACGCCTTTTGCAGCCTGTGTTAACCAACCTAAGAGTTGAAATAAGATCGGGCTTGGTGGATTAAATGGCACAGGCATGGCAATCTTGCGCACATCATCTACGCCAGGAGCACCCTCTATTTCCGCGACTTGTGTAGGCTCAATCTGCATGGATTGGCCACTAATCTTAGCTCCCTTGATCTTAAGCATTGTAGGAGCATTGTTGATGTGAGCAGAGTCCAGTAAAGCGCGAAGAGCGCCAGTAAGAGCAGCAGATAAACCGCCAATAAGATGAGGAAGACCAATTGCATAGGCACCTCGCCAAGGGATAAACTTAAACTCAATTAGCCAATCAAGTTTGGTGTATGTATCATCACCATTTTCCCAGTTACGATATAAACCAACCACGCGACGGCTAAGCTCATCAATCATCAAAATGTAAGGTGCTCTTTCACCCTTACAATGCTTATCATCCTCAAGCTCTAACCATGTGTAGATATGAAACACTCTACGAATGCTGTCTACATTTAGCGACTGATCGGTGCGGCCTTCAATCTTATCGGTTGCTTTTTGACTCTTGGATTCTTCCGGCTCCTGCGATGCTCGGTGTATGCTAATATCCAAATACAGACCAGAAGAAATTCTTACCTCAAACTCCTCCTGTGTGATATCATGGACCTCCGTGACACGTGAGGCAGTATAGAAATTACCCGCCGCAAATGGGAGATAGATATTATCAATGGGCACAAATTCAGAGCACGGTCGCCGCTTCTTATCATCATACCAGATTTTAAGATATTGAGATCCACCGAGCGGGAGCTGTGTGAGCATTTGTTCTTGTTCATCGCGGTATTCCTCAATCTGCTCGGTTAACTGCCAGTTCATGTAGTCGCGTTTACGCTCGGCGCGTTCTACTTTTTCTTCAGTAACTTCGCCAATGATCTTGGTTTTAACCGGCCCATCCGGTGGGAATAGCTCTTTAATCGCGCGGGCTGCAAAGTCTACACAAGCCTCGGCCATGACGGGGTGCACAACACGGCTGGCGCCGGTAAACTGAGCTCCTCCTGGCGCGTCATTGCCAAGACCAGTTCTTTTAATACCTTCTTCGTATTGCTTGTCGCGTTCTTCTCTGGCGCGTTTATCTTTTTCAATTAAATCTAAGTATTTGGTTGCAATGCCATCAAGAGTGCCAATATCAACTGTATCATCAGCCAAGTTGGCGTAAAAGTCAGGCGTATCTTCAGGCCCTTGCAACTCGGCTTCTTCGAGCTTAACAATGGCCGAGCCGTCGGGTAGCTCCTCGATATCTTCTTGGTCAAAAAGTTTTACAGCCGGCGTCTTGGCAAATTCTTCTTCTTGCTCTAAGTCTTCAACGGGCTCAATGAAACGTTGAAACTCCTGGGGAATAGGCATCTCAGGCATTATGATTCCTTAGCATCATCTCGGCGCGCATTTGCGCCAATGTTGGATTTTGTACAAAGCCGCCACGAGCAAAAATATCTGCTGGTGGATTTTCTTCTTGTATAAGTTGATCGATTGCGCGAAGCTGCGTGTCAATTACATTATGAATAGGCGATAAGACTTCAATCTTCGCGTCAATTATGTCCATGCCTTCATTTCTAAGGTCTTCAATTTTTTGTGTAAGATTTGGGTAATTATCTAAGAATACTTCCAGTTGATCAATTGAGTCAAGTAGTTGCGAAAACGCGTTTCTAGCTTCTTGTAGCGTGTTAGTTCTACCCATGCCAGCAATTAAACCATCATATAACGCGCGATGATCATCAAATAGTGTTAATCTTAGCATTGGCACAGACTGCGTGTAATCACCTGTTCTTGCAGCTTTATCAGTAATTGCAGTGGCCAAAATATTTCTGTACTGCAGTGGGTCCATTTCCTCGGTACGTGCTACTAGCGTAGCAGTAAGAGAATTACGTAGCTCAGTTATTTCTTCTGCGCCCAAGACTTGTGGTTGCACTCCAGGCAGCGCTTCAGGCGTATTATTTGCCATGTCGGTTAGAATAACAAGCGTTTGAAAATCCCTAGGTGTGTTGAACCCATTATTAGCGTCAAAGTATAGATCATAAGCTTCAACCGCAGTGCGAATAAACTCAGGCCTTCTTGCTGGGGCTGGTAATTGCTCAGGATCAGCCATTAGTGCTTGCGCAGCTTGCTGAGGTCTCATTGCATTTTCTATTGTATTTTCTACTGCATTTTCTATAATTTGTGCATGTGAATTTATGTACCTCGCAACCAAATCACGTTGTGGTGGTTCCAAAAAGCCAAACCTTCCAGTAAGTATACGATCTGCGTACTCACGAAGCTTTTGTACAGCATCATCTGGACTAGTTACATTATCATCACCAGCAACACGATTCAAAATTTCGTTATACGTGGCTGCTACAGTTCGATCACGTGGCGTATATAACATCATTTCAAGCGCATTATTAGGGTTATAGACATTTTCCATGATTGCAAAGATATCGTCGGCTATAAGAGGCCGCTCAGGCGCTTGTGCTACTGCAGGTAATTGCTCAAGAGGTTTGCCTGACAATAAGTTTTGCAAATCATTGATTGTTAATTCTTTAAACGGGTCAAACGGCTGTATGTTAGCAATTCTTTGCGCAAGGTCTTGTCTAACCTCAGGAGGCGTGTTTTCTAAATCATACATAGCAGGACGGCGCGTAATTTGATCTTTAAGCCTGTTTGCGTTTATACGAATATCACCAGGCTCCATTGTGTTGAAGTAATTAAGCACAAGATTGGCTGCTACGTCAACCGGTTCGCCTCCTGCTTGCATAACTTTACGTCTGCCTAGTTCTCGAGAAAGTTCTTTAATTAAATCGCCTGCAAAAAAACTTTCATACAACGACATAGTGTTGGCAATATCGTTAATTACATTTTGAGGCGCATTTTCTAAGTTATACAACTCAGGCCTGAGTCGTAAATCTTGTGCTATGCTGGCGCCTCTTCTTAATTTGGTGGACTCGTTGTTTAAAACGTTTAGCGCAGTTAGCATGCCTTGTATAACAGGGTCGTTTGCGTTTGCATCCTCAGCTTGACGTGTCTTTAAATCTTTTATGCCTTGTTTGATTTCATCACGTGTAACAAATCTTGGCTTGCCTTGTAACACGTCTCCCATCATCATAGGGGAAATAGAAAACCGACTGGCTAACTCTGATACACCTTCACGTACAGCGTCATAAATACCTGCATCAGTAAGAGGGCTACTACTATAAGCAATCTTATTAGAATTAGCGTTAAGGTACTCGGTTATAGACTTTGTGTAGTTTGCGTCAATCGCGCCGTTTTGATACCCATAGGCTGAGCCTATGTTAAAAACTTGCCCCGTAGGTAATTGCTCAATCTCATTTTTAAGTGCACTAAAACTTGGCGAATCGGTAACATTTTCCAACCAAGCTAGGCCATCTCGTACGCCACCAGCGTCGACTTTTGTCATAAACTTTTCAACGTTTTCAGGCGACAAATACTTTGCAAGTATAGCCATTAACTCAGGTGTTGGAGGCTCAGGATTTTGCACGGCAAACATTTCAATGGTGCCTACCGGATAGCCTGTCGTGTTATCACGGATAGACACAATCTGTGATGCGCCTCTTTCTACATCACGTATGTATCTAGGCAACTGACTTTCATCAAACTTGCTTTGTATCACACCGGTAATTGGATTTGCTACAGGCTCATGGTTGCGTGATTTGCCTGTTAAAAAATGTTTACGTTTGCCACCGGGGCCACCCGAAGCTACGCAATGATCCAATACTTCAGTATCGGCGGAAAGGAGCCTGGCAATCTCAGATTTTGGATATGAGCTATCTATTGTTAACGCTGTGATATTGCCAAACTTGCTAACAGTAGGCAAAGTTTTAATGTCATCTAAAAGCTTGTTTTGCAAATCATTAATGTATTTAATCTCTGCTAACTTGGCGTCGCGTTCTTCTTTAATTCGTGTCTCAGCAATGTCTCTAATAAACCTGTCAAGTGGCGTATTTTTAATCTGATCAACCGGAATAACGCCGTGCATAATGTCACGTGTAAACTTACTGCCCGCTTCTTGTAAGCCAGAAATGCGAAGCGGCGATTTACGAATGTCATACACTGTTTCAATGTCGGGGATCTTTTCAATGCCTGGGAAAAACTTCTTTTGCGCGTAAGATAATTCATTTTTAATATTCTGACTAATGCGAGGCGTTATAATCGCGTCGCTGATAAACTCAAATCTATCTGCTAATTTTAGATTATCAAGCTCAAAAGACGCGCGAGTAATCTCTTTTTCTTTTTTCTTAAGAGGATTTGTTGTTGCAGCGTAAGCTGGGTCATCGGCCGGATCGCGATTTGGATTTTCTGCTAAAAACTTTTCACTTAATGCGCGACGCTCCGCGTTCAGCGTTCTATAGTCATCTTGCAAAATTTCAAGCTCTGTTTCTTTCTCAGCAATTCGTTGCTTGTATGAACCTTCTGGGTCTTTGTTGAATTGCTGTCTTGCTTTCTTTACTTCATTAGTTATTTGCAAATAATTTGATGTGTAATCATCAATGGCTTCTATTAACTCGGCTGCAGGTCTAAATGTCATGCCTTGCTCAGCAAGTTGCAATAACGGATCTTTCTCAGTGCCTACAAACTTTTGCACATACTGTGTAAACGGGCCTGTAAGCCATTGATTGGCTGCGGTAAATCTGTTATCAAATTCCTGCAGCGATGGTAATTGAACACCAAAACGTTGCGCTATATCTTGAGCTTCAGGTGATTTAGTGAACGCGTCAAGCCAATTGTATTGCATTTCAAGACGTTTATCAAGCGGGTATAAAGTATTAAAAGCTTCATAAGCTTCATTCAATGCTGCATCAGGGAATAATTGCTTAACTTGGTTTTCATTAAAAGCTGTAAGGCTTTTTTGCATATCAGTATCAAATGCTAATGCTTGATCTAGAGGCATATTGTCACGTGGCTTAAGATATAACTCTTGATACGTGTTATACAAATTTCCAGGACTAGCTTTAGCAAACACTGCACCAACGGGTGAAGACTCAGTCAATATGTCGGTAATTTTGCCAACAGGCAAACCTACTGCCTCTGGTGATATATCACCAACAGATTTAGGCACCATTAATTGGCCACCAGGCATACGAATGGCGCCAACCGGTGGCCTATCCGTAATGCCTGGTAAGTCTAAGGCTTGACCTGCCAACTCAGCTCTGTTAGCCACGACACCTAGTTTTGCACCAACCGTAGGCTCACCAAATTGATCAAGCCTGACCATGCCTTGTCTTGCATTAGGAAAATCTATTGGAATGTCACGCACTTCTTGCTTTAGCTTTGCAGCCTGTCCACCCATAGCTCTTATATCATCCGGTGTAAGCACAGGCCTCCGCGGCGCTCTGCCGCCTGCAGCAGGCCATACATGCGGGAGCTTGGACTCTTCAGCTAATTGCATTAAAGCTTGCAGGTTTTCTTTGCCACCTGTGGATCTTGGTTCAAACGTACGGGCTGCAATTTGCTGCTCAATGCTTGGCGTTTTGGCCAAGAGCTCAGCTCTTTGCGCCGGTGTGATTATATTTGCAAGCTCCAAAGCTTTGGTCGTGCCCGTTTTGGCAAGCGATTCACCTGCTGCAAGAGGCATTGAGCCCATGCTTGATAAGATGGACAGTGCAGGCTCAACATACGGCGCAACCACACGCTCCATGAATTGCCCTTGAGGCGATGTTGCCTTGACCTGTGATTGACGTCTTAAAGCTTCCTGCTCGGCCAAGTAATTACCATAGGCAATATTTTCAGGTGTAGGAATTTCTCTGGTCTGCTCATAGTTTGCAGGTTTTGGTGGCGCGCGGTTTGCCAAAGCGTAGCGCATTTGATCAAGCTCGGACTGATCCGGATTGAGCGCGGACAGAAAGAAATCTAATTCACTAGGTGACATTAGTCTTCGTAATCTTCATCTAATGTAATTTTACGAAACTTGCGCCCTTGCAATGCATTTGTAACTCTTTGATTTATTTCATCTTCTACAGGCTCAAGCGCAAAATCAAATAATTCACGTAAACGATCATCACGTACAACTTCATCAAAAAGCTTTGTAGCAACTGGGTCATCAATGCTAACGCCTACTTTTTCAAACTGTCGTTTCTTAAATTCATTGTACAGCTCATCATAAACGCTAGGCGCTATTTCCATAATATCAGCGTCACGACCGTATTCTTTAATTGCGTTCTTAATTGCAGTTCTAACTGCGTTGCTATCTTCAATAATGTCTTGCAAGGGTGACATACGATAAGCTTCTACAGGTCTGCCGTCTTTGTTGAAGGCTTCATCAATAAAGTAATCAATTTGCGCAATACCCCCGGCGTAATCAAGAATATCGTTTTGAGAAATTGCATTCTTAGTAGGAGATTTTTGTAAAAAGTTTTTAACATTCTCAGGTGTTGTACCAATTGCCGATGCTAGTTGCTCAATGGTCAAACCAAGCTTTGAAATAAGCTTATCATATTGCAAGTTTGGTAATTCATTGGCAAAGCCACGAAAACCAAGCGCACTCTCAAAAGCCACAGTTGGTGGTCTATCACGATCAAGCTTAGTGTACGTGGTTTGATCAGCGATGTAATTGGCCAGATCACGATCAGTAATAACTTTTGCAATGTAACTTGCAATAGGTCCACTTAAGTCTGAAATAATAGGCGCCTCGGCAACTGCTTTGGCAACAGGCTCAGCAGCCAACTTGGTAAGTACACCAATAGGCGTTGAACTTAGTACAGCATTGGCTGCAATATTACTAGCGCTGCGTTTTAAGAATTCTCGTCTTCCTGGATCTGCAACCGGCAACGCTCCTTGTTGCGTTTCAGGAATAACTGCAGGCACTTGCGCGGGTTTTTCCTCAACCTTAGGCAAGGTGAATAGCTTACGTTTGCTAAGATCAATGGCGCCAACGGGCGCGGTTTGCGTATAGCCAGGCAAATCAAGCGCTTGGCCTGCATAACGCGCGGCCCCTGGTCCAAGTCTAGGTGGATTGCCACTTACAGGCCAGGCATGCGGAAGCTTAGAAGCTTCAAACAATTCGGCTACATTTTGCGTATATTCTTGTCCTTTTTGCGTACGTGGCATAAAAGTTGCAAGACGCATAAAATCGGCTGCAGCTTGATCTTGCGGACTTGCATATACAAAATCATCACCTGTTTTTTCTCTTTGTACAGGCCCCATGAATGGTGTTGCTAAAGTTCTACCCATACCGTACATAGCCGCAGCAGGCGCTGTAAACATTGGCGCAACCGTTGCCAAGGCAGCCTCGACATACGGCGTCACACGTGATGCTATGTTCTTATTTTGCGCTGCATCAAGCATGTCGCGTTCCGCCTGTGCGCGTTGACGTAAAAACTCTAAGTTCTCGGGCGTAGGAACTTCTAACGAGATATTACGCGGCATAAGGATTTACTCGTTTAGGTCTTGTCTCATCGACGTAAGAGTCGGAGTCATCATACACCACATCGATAGTTATGAGCCCCATGTCGCGTAAAATTCTTAAAGCCTGAGTTGTACTGTCTACCAAGTCATCGTGTCTAACTTCGGGGAACGAGCAAAGCTGGTTAATGAGAGGCTCGGCCCAATCACGAGCATAGCCCGCTTTGACCGATGACTCAGGCACGTAGACGCGGCCTTTGGCAATGATAGAGCTCACAATGTTAAGACGTTGCATCTTATCCGCGTTGCCTGGATTGTAAGCTCTTACAGGCAAACCACCACGCTGCAAGTCCTGGACAAGTGATATGCCGGCTGATTTGTCCTCGATTAAAATGAGATCAACTTTTTTGCCATGTCCAAACTCATTCTCATCTCCGTAAATGGCGCCTGCTTCCTCGATAACACGAGGCCTAAGATCCGGATACTGCATGTATTCTTCCCAGCAATCGATGAGCATGACCGACATTGCCGAGTCCGCGCCCGGCTTAAACACGCCCCACACGGTGCAGGCAGTTGGATCATTCTTAGTCTTGTCAGACGTGGCGCAGTCATAGCTTTGCACGACATACTCAAATCGTGGAAGCGCCTTCTCATTTGGCCAAAGCTTAAACCAATCACGTTTTACGATGCCTGACTCTTCAGGATCAATAAGCTCGGCGTAAATCTCTTGTCTTCCTAACGTAGTTCCTTCATACTGCAAAATTTGTTGTTTGAAGGTCGGAGCGAGGTTCTGGAGATTGTCGTACGTACTGGCCGTGGTGTAGCATACATCCTGGCCGTCGCGTGCCACCAGATCGGCAACTAAAGGTTTTGGTTTTGGCGTTGTGGTGCAAATTAAGCGAGGCTGTATGCCAAGCCGTAGCCCGAATTGGATCATGTCCCACGAATCATCAAGGTACTCCCATGCTGCAAGCTCATCAAGCCAACCACCATGGAACTGCGGGCCTCGGAACCGCTCAGGCTCAGAGGCTGGAATCCCCTTGATGAGACTCCCGTTCTTTAGGCGTAGCTCATGCAACGATCGTGTATAGGTTTCAATCAACTCGGTGGGGGTTACGCTCAGCAAACCTGAGTCACCCTCAAAGCACACATCGCGTACATCCCCTGAAGTAGGCGCGGACACTAGCCACCGCGTACTAGGTTTGGTCCAAGCTTCGTGCCAGGTCCACTCAGCAGCAGTGCGCGTTTTACCGGCGCCTCGACCTGCCAAGAGCAACCATATCGTCCACCAATCTCCTGCTGGAGGTATTTGGTGCTTGTTTGCGATGGTAAGCCACTTAATGCGTGCTTTGACAGCAGCACGCTGCTCTGGTGGGAGTTTGCCAAGATCCGGCCCATTACGAATCTTGTCGGCAAATTTCTCAGCTACCTCCGGCTTCAGCATCGCGCTGTCTTACAGCCAAGAGATCGTTGATCAAATCTTGTGAAAAGTCATGCATTACATCGACTTGAATTGCACCTTCATTCTTGCCGGTGACTTCGACTTTAGAATTTTCACGATATTCGTTGGGAAACCTCGCAGCCATGGAACGCGACCATAGCCCGGTGTTAAGCCTTGGCGCGCCTGGAGTCTCAATGATGTGCGTCTCAGCAAGTTTTTCCCAGTAAGCTAGCGCGTCTAATCGTGCTAAATCCAAGGCTGCCCGAAAATCTTCGTGAACTTCTTCCCAGTTACGAAGATTAGATGGCGTAATGCCAAGCTCGGACGCGATTTGCCAACGCGACTTGCCCAGTTTGCCAAGTGGCTCAATTTTTTCGCACAGCGCAGGATCGTACTTAGTGGGTCGACCTAAGAACTTCCCGTCCTTTGTCGGAGTTTTCGTAGTCATAGTGAAAGTGAGTTATACCATAACACTTTATGGATTGTACACAGGTTTGGATTTCGCGCCAGCAGGTAACAAAAAACAGGTAACACTAGGCCCGAAAACTATTATAGAAAAACGTATATATATGTATATATGTACATAAGTACACATATCTATATAAAAATATAAATTACTGTTACTTACTGTTACCTTGTTACCTTTCAATCCAGCAAAGGCTCTCATCGGTAACACCAAAGTAACAGGGTAACACCTTTTTTCATTAATAAGCAGTTTCGTTGCCAATTTCTTGTGTCAAAGCAGCTTCGGTCTCTCTCACAAGACTCGTGTAATTTTCAATTAAGCAGCTTTCTCCATTTGCAGGTGTTACCACAATGATCGTGTAACGAGTTGATTTTTTATTGTGTTTTATTAATCGAGAAGGCTCAATATCTCCGTAAGCAGCCAAAGCTTTGCGTATGTACTGAGGCTTGGCGTTTTTATCATGGCCCCATTTTTCACATAAAACTTGTATCTGATTGGCCGTCAGTGCGGCCTTGCCTCCACAGTTGTTAATAATCCATTGCACGAGCTCTTGAGCAAAGTCCTCGGTAGGTGTTTTGCTCAACGCGATAGCTTGTTCTTTGTATTTAGTCTTTGGCGCCGCAGCCCATGGATCAAATTTCGTAATGTCTCGGTTCAAATACCAATCCAACACAAAGCTAAAGCCTTTGCCTCCATCTTTTCTGGCCCAAGCCATCATGTTGCTTACACGATCAAAGATATCCTTCTGATCAAACGTTGGGCATTTGTAAATCGCCTCGCGGCGGCTGGAGTTGCCCATATGCGTGATGTAAGGCTTATTGGATGTAAATACGTAGTTTACGTAATTCTTGATTACGTATTGCGCGCCATACTTGTTATTGATCATGATCTCTTTGCCAGTGATTAGGTTCTTTAGCTTTGCAGAGTGGTCCTCTCTATCACTTGAGGGCTCATTGACAACCACAAAGACTTTGCCTTTTAATACACCATTAAAGTTGCCAAAAAGATCGTCAGGGCCTAACGTCGCTGCCGGCGCGCCTTCGCCAATTCCCAACATCTCGGCGATAAATTCAGGGATCGCGGACTTGCCCATGCCTTGCATATCGTGTATGAACTGTGGGCTTGTGTTATTTCTCCTATACGGGAATTGTATGACATTGGCTACCCAGTCGTGCCAGTACTCCGCAAAGTGTGGCTCGGCTTGAAAAAAGTATTGACAAAATTCCAAGTACGGGCTAGGGTCGCCAATTAAAGGCTCGTGAGCCCAGTCGCGAAACAGGTTGTAACACCTGGTTGGTGTGATCTGCAAGCCTTGAAATTCCGGGTACATACCGATGTGTTCAAGCTTACAGCACTTAGGCCATTTCTTGTACTCCTCGATTAGTGGAAGTTCTTTTGTTGAGACTCCTCCGTTTGCTTTAGGCGTCATCTGTATAAAAAAATGCTGCGCCGAGTCTATCTTAGCCTTGCCCCAGTTAAGCACCAATCCGTCGCGCAGTCTGATTACGTCGCCATTAAACAACGCGTATTGAGTTTTAAATTCATATAACTTTGTCTCTAACGTGTCAACGCCATTCATCACCGTTGTGGTTGCAGTTAAGATTTGCCCCAAGCTGCCACCGGTTAGTAAAAAATCATCAATAGCATATTTACTTCCCTTGCCTGAACTGAATCGTCCAACACGACACAGTGTAACCTCGGCGCCTAGCCCACGCAGCGTCACGGCTAACTTAGTCTCCGCCATGCCTACCTGCTCATTAGGCTCACCATTATCCTCTTTGCCATCATAGTCAAAGATGATGTACACTTTGCGCGACTTATCTGCAAAGCTGGTTTTACGCCTCCACAGTATTTGCATTAAGTCTGCATGCAGATGCAGGCCTTGCTTATCCGACCAACTCGTAACACCGGCCAAGCCTAGGCATGCGTAACTCAATGCGTTCGACGTTACATGCTTGGTTAGCTGCCAGGCTTTAAACTCACCCTCCGTAATGATGATAGGTATATCAACATCATTGGCGACGTGCCTCCACCCCGTTGTAGGTGGAAAGTAAATGTGTGAGCCCGAGGCTCTAGGCTGTGAGTATTTCATTTTGCTTTTTGGCGCCAACAAACGGACGCGGTTAAAGCCTGTCTGTTTGCCATCCAAGTCAAAGTACGGCAACTGAATCGACGCCTCACGCGTATGGCCTAAGAGCTTATGTGTTTCCTCGGGCGTTAAAAGCTTTAAGCCTAATGCTTGCTCATCCGTGTGTGTGAATTGTCTATCTTGCAGGAACTGATCATACAACTGTTGGTGTGTAATAACACTTGCGCCAAAGCCTGTTGTTGGCGCAGTCTGTTGCTGCTGTGTCAAAGCTTTTGCTCCTGTTAAACTTTTTTACGTTGTCAATGGTCAATGGAAAAATATTTTACTACATCAGGCTTATTGTAATCACTGTTTTGTCTCTCCATCACTGTCTGAAAAAAAAACTTTCGGCGTTAAGCAATGATCAATCAAGAATTCGTAATTTTTAATTGCAGTTTGCAATCTCAACGCTGTCAGCGCGATTTCAAAAGTCGGCGCCTGCACGGTTAAAAGCTCCAACTCCTGCATAAGCTCTTTGGATATAACCTGCGTGTTTGCTTGGCCCGACATGTTGTAGGAATTCCTTTCAATGATCAAAAAACAAGGCTACATTGCCACACCTACATTGTACAATGGATTTATGTACATGCCAGGCTGGTTACTTTTTAACCACCTCTCAGAGGCCTATCTGGCCATGGTCGGACGTGCTATATTTCACGATGTAAAAATAACACGAAATGGCGGTCCAGATGGCAGATTCGTGCTATAATTCATCTTGTAACACGTTTTTCTCTGTATCTAACTGACTATTGAAAGGAATCATATCATGCAAGCACTAGACATCCAGCTTACCCCCGTCGATCAGCTCGGTATGCTGTTGGCGCAGATTGCGGAGCTCCAAGAACGCGCCGAGCAGATTAAGGACAACCTTAAAAACGCCGGCGAAGGTCGCCACGAAGGCAATCTGTATGACGCCACCGTTACGCTTAGCCAACGCAACGTCATCGATTACAAGCAAATGGTCAAGGATTTGGCCATCGACGCCCAGACCGTCAAGCAATACACCACCACGACGGCCTCCATCACCTGCAAGGTTACTGCAAGAAAGGTTTAACATCATGTCTAAGACTTTCAAATTCCCTATCCCCGAGGACCCGATCGAGCGTGATCGGTTCTTCATGGACCGCGCGGCAATGATTCGCGCCAACTCAACGGCCAAGCATTTTGGCAAACTGATTGTTGATCGCGAGCTTGCTGAGAGCACACTTAAATTGTTAGAGTGTCTTGAGCCCGACGATTTTGGCAGGCTTCAAGCCGATAAGCGCCACTACGAGGACTTTGAGCTTTTGATCGAGGATTGGAAAAAGCAGTTGAAAAAAGGAGTCTAACCGATCGTGGCATATTATCGCAGAGAACAGCTCACGGTGCTCGACGCCCTTAGGCTTGAATGCCTTAAGGGCTTTGAGTCACCGGATGAGAAGAGAGAAGTATTGATTGAGATCGCGCAAGAATATGGCATGACCTATGAAGAGGTGCTGTGTCTGTACCGCGAGTGTACAAAATAACTTTACAAGGAGCTTTTTATTATGACTGAAACAACAACGACAACTGAGCAAGCCACAATCCCCGTAGGTGATATTAAGGTGCAGATTGGCAACGTGGATCTTGTCTTTACGCCTGCCAAGGATATTTCAGGCTACGACACGGCCAAGCTTATGATAATGTTCATCAACGGATTAATGGCCAAGCAGCCTATTAATCTCGGCGACTACATCGCTCAGCATGACCTATCCAAGCACTTTACGTTGCTGCAAAATGAACAACCTGCTGAGAAGCAAAATGACTGACCTACGCAAAGCGGCAGAAATGGGCTTACAGGCGCTGGAAGCAAACCTAGGCAAATGGAGAGCAAAGACTTCAGCAATCGAAGCACTGCGCCAAGCACTAGCGCAGCCGGATCAAGATCGTGAATGGGTTGGGCTGACGGATCAGGAAAAGCAATTTTTTAGAAACATGGGTTTTATTGGCGTTGATTTTGTTGAAGCCAAAATAAGGGAGAAGAACACTTGAGTTTCCTCGTTTCTAACATCCCCCCGATTAAGTGCTTTGTCAGGGCTGAGTATCTGTATGACCAAACCAAACGACATGGAGAGTTAGAACCGTGCGTTTGGATGACAGTCAAGTCGATCAAGGGCCAGGCGTTGCGAATCGAATCCCTCTTGGTTAACTATGGCGCTTTGTACGACAAGCTGCCGTTGTCGGCCTATGTTTGGAAACCGGTGGAGGAGACGTTGCCCCTGGACTATCTCCAGATATGGGACTGTATGTCCTACGACTTCACGGTGATTGAGAAGTCAAACCTCCGGGGACTTAAGGCTAAGTTTTACTGCAAGGACCGGCAATTCTACTTTGGCAGCTATATGTTCACAGTAGACTTCTGCGCGGCTGACCATAATCGATTAGATCTAACCTTTACCGAAGGCACCCAAGAGCATAAGTCATTCAATATCTTGAAGCTGGATAACGGTCAGTTTGCAGCTCAACCAAATAACCGGTGCCTGTTCTATGACCTAAGCATGGTCCCCAACGAAACAAAGTTTCCAGACTTTTTAGTCCCAAGTAACACTTGGTCGGTTGAGAGTACGGCCAAGTGGACTACGGGCAGCTCATGGTTTTATTCAATTGATGAGAGGAAAAAATGAAACCAACTATAGTGTATTGCCACGAGCTTGCATACATCGTGCGTCATGCATTGCAACAAGAACGAGGCACCTCCGTTGCAGTGCAATACGTAGGACCTATTGAGTTTGACATGGCTGGTGATAGCAAGCTAGCTTCAACGACTAAAAAAATCTCAATAAGAGACGCAAACGACACGGAGTATGTCATTACAATAGAAGAGCGAACCAATGCACAAAAACGCGCACTGCAACAACAAACACAAGAGCATGACATTAAAATGCTACGCCATGAATTGCTAAACTGCGAAACAACATTGCAGCAAGAAAGGACTTTACGTGCCAACGCGTGACGCAATTTTTTATGCATGGCCCTTTGCCTCTGATGAGTGGAGAGAAAAGCTTTACATTTGGTTTTTACAACAACGGCTGCCATTAAAATGAAACGCTACTTTTGGGCTTTGCAAATTAAAGGCACGGAACGTTTTGTTGCGCGCATGCCCGTGTATCATTGGGAATCATTTACCACCGCGTTGTTTAAGACGCGCAAAAATGCCGAGCAATGGCGCGACACGCAAGACAATGGTTATTGGCGTCTACGCGGCGTGCCGGTAAAAGTAAAGCTACAAATTCAAACTGCTTTTTCCTCGACAAGGAGCCCCAAATAATGAGAAATACTTATTGGATTGACTCAGTCCTAGCGGCCGAAGCGGCACGTGACCTAATCTGGTTTGTTGTGCTTGTCTTTGTAGGCGTGGCAGTGGTTATCTGGCGTGACATAAGGAGAAACAAATGAAAACCATCCTGGCAATGGCCCTCTCGGGGGTTGTTTTCTTTCAAATGGGGACACATCTTGGCGAGCTCAAAGGCCAGCAAGCGGCCATCGATCCTAGAAATCCATCAGAACAGCTTGAGATGGCCTGCGTTGGTCTATGGGTAGGGGAACAAAATAAGAAGTATTGGAAGTCGCAGCAAGGCTTATAGACCTGTTCTCGTGCTATATTTCACGATGTAAAAATAACACGAAAATATGAAAAAAGTCCCATTTTGCCTACACAAAGTCCCGAGAACCATTAAAATTGCAATTGTAGTACAGCACGTTTCTTGTTACTAACTAACTTTTTTGAATATTGAAAGGAATTACATCATGGCACACATGATTGCACAAACAGCAGATGGTCGCAACGCAATGGCCTACGTTGGCCAAACCCCTTGGCATGGCCTAGGTCAGCAACTGACCGAGAATTCTCCAATTGAAGTCTGGGCTCAAGAATCTGGCCTTGATTTCAAACTGTCCATGGCCAATGTGATGTTCAAACCTGAATCCGGCGCGTTAAACGCTTTCAATGGCAAGCGCGTCATCTATCGCCAAGATACCAACTCACCTCTCGGCCTGGTATCCAACCGGTACAAGATTGTACAGCCTATCGAGGTGTTGGAGTTTTTCCGTGACATGGTAGGCACCATTGCGCACTTGGAAACAGCCGGCGTCCTGCGCGACGGTGCTCACTATTGGGCCCTTGCCAGAATGGAAGGCGAGTTCTCAGTGGCCGGTGATCAGGTTAACCAATATCTACTCCTGGCATCCTCGGCCGATGGATCTCTGGCCACTCAGGCAAGGCTGACTTCGGTCCGCGTGGTATGCAACAACACTCTGCAACTGGCGGCGCAAGGCTCCGGCGACGTGGTTCAGGTTCGTCACTCCTCGGTCTTTAACGCCAACGAGGTCAAATCCAAGCTTGGCGAGTACAACCAAGTCTTTAAAAACTTTGAGCTCACGGCCAAAACGCTGGCCAAGATCAAAGTCTCCAGCGAGCAGGCAACTAAGATCTTCGCCAAGATTCTTGGTGGCGACGAGCTCAAGCCCAGCCGTGCTGCAACTCGAGCACTGGAGCTTTTCCAAGGTGCAGGCATCGGCGCCAACATGGAGTCATCCAAAGGTACGGCCTGGGGTGCTCTTAACGCCGTGACGCAGCTCATGGATTGGGAAACCGCCCGCACCACCGATGCTCGGCTCCGCAACGCTTGGTTTGGCTCCGGCGTCAATGTCAAGCAAGAAGCCGCCAACGAGCTCCTGGCTTTGGCAGCCTAACAATAAGTTGGCTAGGGGCTCCGGCCCCTGGCTGCTTATGGTATAATTAACATTGTAGTTCTCCTGTTGATTATTGAAAGGCATCCACCACTATGAATATTTTTTATCTACACCCTTCGGCGCCGTTGGCAGCCAGTATGCATTGCGACAAACATGTCGGCAAAATGCTTATGGAAAGTTGCCAACTCTTAGCCACTGCACACCATCAACACGGCAATGGCCATACAGTTGTCTACAAGCCTACGCATGTCAATCATCCTAGCGCCATATGGTGTAGGCAATCACGGCTGCATTACGACTGGCTTGTTGACTTAGCCAACTATCTTGGCCGTGAATTCTTTAACCGTTACGGCAAACGGCATAAATGCCACGACGTATTGCACGACCATCTCTATTATGCACCACCAACCTTGGCCAATTTACCCCTTAAATGGCAACCACCACCCTTGGCTATGCCTGACGAATTCAAAAGCGACGACACTATACAATCTTACCGTCGCTTTTATGCCAGCAAAGCCAGCCGTATGCCCATGGTGTATTACAAAGGCCAACGCAAACCACCCATCTGGCTATCCGACTTATGGCAAACTAATGACAACAACATTCTTGAGGAGCAACTAGCATGACACGCATTCAATTTGCATGGAGTAAATACTTCCCCTGGTACTTTATTGGCGATCTAGCCATTGTAGGTTTGATCTTTGCTCTCATTGCCTGGGCCGTTAAATGATGTATGACCAAGTAAAAGAGTTTAGACAAAAAATGGCTTTGCCAATAGGTGATAGGCCTCGGTTACTTTCACCGGAGCAAACCAGCTACTTTGCACGCTTCATTATGGAGGAGCTTAGCGAGTACCTTCGCGGCGTTGAGGAAGATAGCATAGTGGACGCGTCCGACGCCCTTGCCGATCTTGTCTATGTTACTCTTGGCATGGCACACGCCATGGGGTTGCCTTTCAACCAACTATTTGACATTGTGCACGAGGCCAATATGCAAAAAGAACCTGCTAATGATCGAGTACGGTCTTTACGCGGTCAACAGTATGATGTCGTAAAGCCTGTTGGCTGGCAAAACCCCGAGCCCGAGATTGAACGGTTACTAAGAGCACATGGAGCAATGGTATGAACATTAAAGATCTTATCGACCAATTTGTTGAAGTCAAAGCTTTAAAGGAAAGCTTAAATGAACAAATTAAAAAGTGCAATGAAGACCTGGCCAAGATCGAAGCCGACATCATGGAACAAATGTCAACTGCAGGCCTCACGCAAGCATCGTCTGAAAAGGCTAGCTGCACAATGCGTGAAGCTAAACACCCAGCCATCATTGATTGGCCGGCCTTCTATGATCATGTTGCAAAGACAGGTGAATTCGAACTTCTTCACAAGCGTTTATCCTCGACCGCATTCCGTGAGCGCTGGGAATCGGGCGAGCAAATTCCTGGTACCGAGATTACTTCGGTCTGGGAGCTCAGCGTTCGTCGCAAGTAACTCGTTACTATTGAAAGGAGCCCTTATGGCTAAGCAACAAAATGCAGTTGTATTATTTGAAGATCAACTTGCAGCTTTGGCAACCGAGTCAGTCAAGGCGGAGCAAGCAAGTTTGCAAACAACTTTTCTATCAACAAAAGGAGGTACTCTCAGCTACCGTGGTGATCCGGTTGCTAACAATAAACTGGCTTGTGTAATCTTATCCGGCCCGATTGAGCGCTTGTATTACTCCAGCCGGTATGACCCAACCAAGATTGTGCCTCCGGATTGTTTTGCCATCGGCACATCAGCAAGTGATATGGCCCCAGCAGCTGGATCACCAAAGCCTCAATCCAGTAAATGTGACGGCTGCCCGATGAATGAATGGGGCTCTAGCCCCACGGGAGGAAAAGGCAAAGCATGTCGTGAAACACGTAGGCTATTGTTGGTCCCAGCCGATGCAATCTCAACGCCTGAGACCGTTAAAACTGCTGAGGTCGCAGCTCTACGTCCACCGGTAACTAGCCTAAAAAACTACGCAAACTATGTACAAACAGTCGCTGCAACATTGAAGCGTCCTCCCTTGGCCGTTATCAGTGAGATCTCAGTGGCGCCAGATGCCAAGACGCAATTCAAGGTTAATTTCTCCATGGTCAAACCAATTGAGGACACTGGCGTCATCCAGTCCTTGATTGCTAAAGCCAAGGATGAATTGGAAAAGGCAATCGAATCGGCAGGCGAAATTGGTGATGGTGGCTTGGTACAGGAGCCGGCAGCTGAAGCCGGCAGTGATAAATATTAAAATAAGCTTGGGGGCGAGGGTGGAGAACAATTAAGATCAAGGTGAGATCTCGGTTGTTGTACACACTCTGCCCGTAGCCCCCACTTGGAGCTAAATATGAACGCAAAATTAGCTTTATGTATGTCAATACTTGTAGTTGGTTGCGCGCAGCCAGAATACAAATCAATTAATCAAACACCGCCTTTTCCGCCAATGTACACAGGTCGTATTCCTGAGCCTAACAGCGCTTTGGATGTTGATCCACATGTGCGCCCTTTAAGCCGTAATGAAGTTATTACTGCAATTCAGGAATGTGAAGGCAATGGTGCTCGTGCCGTAATGGTCTACGGCAAACGAAGAGTTAATAACTACACAACTGATGTTGTGATTGACGTTACCTGCGCTCCAAAATATAAACTTCTTTTTTAAGTAGCTATGCAACCTATTGTATTAGACTTTGAAACTTTTGGCATTGAGTCGCGACCCAAGTATCCGCCTGAGCCAGTCGGCTTAGCTGTGTATGATCCGTTAACCGATGCTTGTAACTACTACGCCTTTGGACATGTTGTAGGCAATAATTGCGCCTTTGACATAGTTAAGTCATATTTAACATGGGCTTACAACTCGGGTCGACCGTTGCTATTTCATAATGCAATGTTTGATCTTGATGTGATTGAGACTTATTTCAATCTATCAGTGCCAAGGCCTGAGCTTATTCATGATACACTCATACTTGCTTTCTTACATGATCCACATGTACAATCACTGGCATTAAAAGAATTGGTTGTAACATGGGGCTTGGCCGAGCCTAGTGAAAGAGATGAGCTCCGTGAATGGATTATTAATAACGTGCCCGAGGCAAAGCGTAAAAAATCTACCTGGGGCGCTCACATATCAAAAGGCCCGGTTAATTTAGTTGGCCGATACGCCATGGCTGATGTAAGACTAACTTACAAGCTTTTTACTTTTTTACATGATAAAGTTCTGCCTGCACAGCAAGAGCCGTACTACCGTGAGTTAGAGCTAATCCCAATGTTGCTTGAAAATTCTCGGCTTGGCGTACGCGTTGACCAACAAGGTCTACAGCAAGCAAAAGAACAAGCAGAAAAAGATATTGAAGCCAGTACTGTTTGGGTCCGTTCATTGTTAAAGTCTCCTGAATTGAATGTCGACAGCGATCAACAGCTTGTCGAGAGTATTTATCAATCCGAGCATTGGGATAAAAATAAAATTTGGCCTACCACGGATAAAGGCCAAATGCAAGCCACCAAAGAAGCTTTGGATGAAATGCTAATCAACAAAGAGTTAAAAGATGTACTCAGATATCGAGCCAACTTATCAACTTGCTTATCAACTTTTATTGAGCCTTGGTTACAGGCTTCAGCATCTACAGGTCGAATCTACACCAACTGGAACAGTGTACGAGGTGAGCGTGGCGGTACCCGTACAGGACGACTTTCATCAACACCAAATTTTCAAAATGCGCCTATCCGATACCCTAAGGTTGAATTGCCAAAAGATTTAAATGTTGCTCCGTTGCCATTAATTCGTAGCTTTATTTTGCCTGATGAAGGCCATAAACTTGTGGCATGTGATTTTAACGCACAAGAATTACGTATCTTTGCTCACTTTGAAGGTGGCAACCTAATGCAGCAGTATCAACAAGATGCTCGAGCTGATTTGCATACCTACGCAGCTGAGATGATGACCAAAGCCAGCGGCCGCGAGGTAAGTCGTACATATTCAAAAGGCGTATCATTTGCAATCCTATACGGCGCTGGGCCTAAAAAGATTAGTGAAATGTTAGAGATTGATTACAACTTGGCCAAAACATTGATGGATGCCTACACATCGGCCGTGGCACCAGGACTTAAGTCAATGCAAGCTACGATGCGTCAGCGGTACAAGCTTAATCAACCTATTAAAACTCTAGGCAGTCGCTTAGTCAAGATGGAGCCTCCTAAGGTTATTAATGGTCAATTACGTGAGTTTGACTATAAAGGCGTTAACTTGTTAATTCAAGGCTCAGCTGCCGATCAGGCCAAAGCTGCAATGTTGCTGTATCAAAAGACAAGGCAAGATAGTAGACTATTATTAAGCGTGCATGATGAATTGGTTATTTCCGCGCCTAAAGAGCACATTGAACGTGAGGCTAATTGTCTTATGCATGCCATGTGCAATGCATGTAAAATGGATGTACCCATGGTCTCTGATTATAAAGTTGGCAATTCTTATCAGGAAACAAAATGAACTACGCAGACTTAACAACAGGGGCGTCTTTTAATGGTCTAGGCACAACAGTTTTAGCCAATGCTAAACAAGGTACATTTCAAATCAGGTTAGGAGCTGACTTTAAAGAATGGATAAAAGATCAACGCCCGTCGATGATGGATCCTGCAATCACAACAGGCGAGGCTAATCGTCTTTGGCTACATGATAAACTAAATGAGTTCTTGGATACATGTAAATGAGTTTCTCAAATTCAAGCATTAAAGCTTACGAACAGTGTCCGTTTAAGTACAAGCTCACACGAATTGACAGATTACATGAACCTGCAGGTGACGCTGCAGATCGTGGCAAACAAATACATGAAAAGTTTGAAAAAGCTTTAGAAGGTTTGCATTTACCCATTGAGGACGCCTTTGCTTATTGGAATTCCTATCTCGCCGAGTTAAGGCAAAAACAAGCAAGGCCTGAGGTTGAGCTTGGCGTAGACCGTGAATGGCTACCTTGTGGCTTTAGCGAGCCAAAAGTCTGGCTACGTGGAGTCATGGACGCCATGTATGTTGATGGTACCTCAATCCATGTATTGGATTGGAAGACAGGCAAAGAACGTGACTATGGTGATCAACTTAAGCTATACGCAACTTTACTATTTGCAACTCATCCAAACATAAATCGTGTAACAATGGAGATTTGCTATATTGATATTTGCAAGCAGCAAAGCTATGGTGAGGTATTGCGTGATAAGCTTGATGACTTAAAAGCGTGGGTTACAGATAGAATTGCCAAGATTGAAAAAGACGATGTGTTTGCGCCAAAACCAAGCTATGGCTGTAAATGGTGTCATTTTCGCAAATCCAATGGAGGTCCTTGCAAGTGGTAAGTGAACTGCTTGAGCGTGACTTAGAAAAGTACTTTACTTTGCAATGCAAAAAACTAGGCTTAATGTCTTTAAAATTACATGTTAGATTCTCACGTGGTTGGCCTGATCGTGTTGTTTTATTTCCTAATGGCAAATTGATTTGGGTTGAGCTTAAACGCCCTGGCGGCAAACCTACCCCTTTGCAAACTAAGACCATTAATCAAATGAAGCAATATGGCCAAGCTGTGTATGTTATTGATTCAAAAGAAGGGATAAACAGTGTTTTGGGAACCCCATGAATATCAAAAAGAGGCCGTAAAGTTTCTTATTACGCATGGCTCAGGCTCTCTTTGGCTTGACCCCGGCTTAGGCAAAACAGCCGTTGTATTGGAAGCCTTTCGTATTCTTAAGCTAAAAGGCTTGGCCAAAAAAATGTTGGTCATTGCGCCTCTTAGACCTGTGTATGGTGTGTGGCCAATTGAGACAAAGAAATGGGAGCAGTTTGCCAGCTATTCAATCGGCGTATTGCATGGTGGAGGCAAAGATAAGATATTAAATAAGAATCACGATATTTACGTAATCAATTTTGAAGGCCTACGTTGGTTGGCAGTTAAGTTAAACGGCAAACCATGGCCTTTTGAGATTCTAGTAGTTGATGAAATCTCGTATATGAAAAACACGCAAACTCAACGGTTTAAAACTCTTAAGCCTTTGCTTAATAATTTTGATCGCCGTTGGGGGCTAACAGGTTCACCTGCGCCAAACAGTTTGCTTGATATTTTTGGCCCACAGTATATCATTGATCAAGGCGCCACCTTTGGCCCGTTCATAAGCAAGTTTAGAACTGAGTATTTTTACCCTTCAGGCTACGGTGGCTACGAATGGAAGATTCTACCTGACGGAGAAAAGCGAATTTATGAGAAACTAGGTGAAAAAGTGCTCAGAATGGCCGCATTGGATCATCTTGACCTTCCTGAGCTTGCCTATAATGACATACGGATAGATCTTCCGGAAGGCGCCAAGACCATCTACGAGGACTTCGAAAAGAAGCTAACCATAGAATTGGACACTGGTAATGTGACTGCAGTTAATGCAGCCGTTGCAGTTATGAAAGGCCAGCAAATTGCCAACGGTGGTTCCTATTTGGATCAAGACGGCACTGATATGGCTCGTAAAACCATTCACATTCACGACGCCAAGACTGAAGCCGTACTTGATCTGGTCGAGGAACTTTCCGGCCAACCTTGCATAATTGGCTATCATTTCCAACATGACTTGGAAAGACTACAAGCAGCCTTTCCTGGAGCTCCGGTAATTGGCTCAGGCGTGGTTGGCAAAGCCTTGGATGATATAACCCAAAGGTGGAATGCAGGAGAGGTGCCAGTCCTTCTGGCGCACCCGATGTCGGCAGGTCATGGCCTTAACTTGCAAGGCGCAGGCCATGCAGTTATATGGTACAGCTTAACTTGGAGTCTTGAAACTTATGAGCAGTTTATTCGCAGGCTTTGGCGCCAAGGGCAAAAGAACCATATCATGGTGCACCACATAATAGCACGGAATACGGTCGACGAGGCCATCATGCTCGCAATTAAGAGAAAAGATAAGACGCAACAAAGTCTGCTAAACGCGGTACGTGACTACATAAAACGTGATACAATCGTAACTGCTTAATGATATTTGAAAGGCATACATGTCAACTTTGCAATACTCACTCTTAACACATTAAAACTAAGGAGCAACTTTATGTCTGCTGAGCAGCAAACAACTGCGCGCAAGCGTTTTAAGAAAACAGCCGTTATTACACTGCTTTGTGATGGCAATCCAAAGCGTAAAGGCAGCCTTGCGTACCAACGATTTGAATTGTACAAAGACGGTATGACGGTTGGTGAATACGTTGACGCCGGCGGTCGTACCGGTGACATACACTATGATATTGCAGCAAACTTAATCGAGGTCAGCGAGGCATAAGCAGTATGCATATTCTTATTACGGGCGTCACCGAAACACACGTCAATCACCCTAAACGCGCCGCAACAACCAAATTTGCATCAATACCTGAATTGATGCGTAAAGGTTTTGGCATGTTAGATTGTGAGATTGAGCACCGTGCTGTTAAACCTGGTGAAAATCTATCGCATTACGATAAAGTTTTCGTGTATGTCTATCCACTGGATCATAATGCTATGAACAGTGAAGGCGCTGTTTACACGTTAGAAAAACGCCTCGACGCAGTTATTTGCCTTGATGATTGGTCATTTCAAGAGATATTGCCAACTTGGCAAGAGGCCATTGACATACGTGATCTGGTTAATCGCTTATGGCTTGCGCCTCTTTTTCCTTGGGGTGATTCTAAAAAGATGGGCTTAAAAGATATTGAGGAGATACTCTGTTGGGACCCGTCCCCTTTGTATGATCTGCCTGTAACGCATAAACTGCCATGGACAAACAGAAAACATGAATGGTACAACGCAAGCCTCTCAACCACAGCACACCTTTGGGCTGAATCACAGCATCTCAGTTGGCCCGTTCATAGTATTGGTGGAAAAAAGCTTGGGCAACCAAGATTGTTGGAGAGTGACATTGTATGGCAGTACGGAGGATACAAAGGCGTGCTTTGTCCAACATATGCTCATGCCGGATGCGGATGGTGGCGTGTTAGATACTTACACAGTGCCCATGCAGGTTGTATCCTTGGCGGCAGCCCAGAAGAACTCAGCATGATTCATAAGTCTTATGGCTATACATTGCAAGAAATTGAGCAAATGGATGACGACGCTTTGCAAGCCATAGCAACTCTGCAAGCAGAGAAGTTATTTTCAGCCATTGCAACTGAAAAAAATACACTACAAACATTAAAGGTTCTACTTAAATGATCTTGATCTTAGAAGGTCCAGATGGCGCAGGTAAAACTACGTTGGCTGAGACTTTACGGCAAGAGTTTCAAAATGATCGTATGACTCATGTTGTTAAGCATGGTCCATACAATGGTCTATCGTCCGAGGATATCTGCAGGATTTACTTTAGATCAATGAGCCAAGCCTTAACCTATGATGATCATGTCATACTGGATCGTGCCTGGTTATCAGAACCAATCTATGGCGCTGTGTATCGTAATGGCGCAAATCGTGTTGATACGCCTAGACTTCGTATGTTGGAAAGGGCAGCATTATCACGAGGCGCCGTTGTAGTGCATTGCCAACCGGCGTTTGAAGTATGCGCCAAAGCATTCTCATCACGCGTAGATAAAGAGTACCTCGATACTGTGCAGCAGTTACGTAAGGTGTATGATGAGTATGACACATTAGGTCAAGGTACTGCCATTCCTGTCGTGCACTATGATTATGAGAATGATGACGTGGACAGTCTGATGGAAAAGGTTAAAGTTTTATCAATCGAAAACAAAGCCTCAGGCGGTGGCTGTTTTAAAGAAGGCAACATCTTAATGCTTTGTGATAAAGGCCCACGCACAAATGTACGCGCCTCAGCCGTTGTAGTGCCATTCATTAACTTTTTGGATAATGACGGACCCAGCCGTATGTTGGCCGAGACATTGCAACATGAAGGCGTACGTGAATCACAAATTTACTGGATTAACACGCAATCATATTTAGGTGTTGCCACAACGCCCGACTTTATTAATCAGTTAAAGCCTAGCAAAATCTTTGCCCTTGGCAACAACGCCTATACATGGGCGTTAAACAATAATGTGCAGGCAATCAAACTTCCTCCACCGTTATATCATATGCAAAACTACCCTGAACAGCCTTACACAATTACGGAATCTGACTATGGAAACCATACACATTAATTTACCTGAAGATCTTTATAAACTCTATGCGGTATTAAAAGTTGCAGGCCACTGGGTACAGCCTCGCGGTGAACGTACTTTGGAAATTGAAAACTTTTCCTACGTATGCCAACCTTATATTAGATACAACAATTTTGCTGGGCGTAATTTCAATTTAAAGTATCTTAAGCGTGAAATGGCTTGGTACATTAAAGCCGACCCTACAGACTTATCAATTGCTGAGCATGCCAGTCAATGGGGAAAGATCATAGCCAATGGCAAACTGAATAGCAATTATGGTTCCTATTGGTTTGGTCGCTATGGCGTGGAGAACATCGTAGCCATTTTGCAACAGGATCCTATGAGCAGACGAGCTGTGATTCCTATGTACGGTACTGACATAGATCATATGGATCTTGAAGCCAAGGATGTACCTTGCACCATAGCCATAGAATTTAGAATTCGCCATGGGGCATTAAATGCCCGCGCCATTATGCGCAGTCAAGACATACTATGGGGCATGACCAATGATTTACCTACATTCAGTTTCTTGCAAGAGATTGTGGCAGCAAGATTAAAAGTACCTATGGGCACACTTACAGTGGCGGTAGGGTCATTCCATGTATATGAATCACGTATGGATATGTTTAATAACATTATTATAGCGCATACTCTTACGCAGATATCTGACCCTGCGCCTAAAATTGAGCATGAAGAGGCATTGCTATTATCAAACAAGACTATCAACCCTAACATGGCGTTTGGCAAATGGTTAATGAACATATAGAAAAAAAGTTACGTGAAACTGTGATAGAATTGCTACGTAAAGGTTGGTCAATGCAAGATGTTATGACCGCTTTGCAAGCAATAAAAGTGGAGTTGGCCACGGTAGTACAATACCAACAAGCTATTGAAAAGAAATAGTCACTTGTTACTTTGATTATTGAAAGGAATCAAAATGAAGCATGTTATTCGTTGGACAACTGCAGAACGCGCTCTCTTAATTGATAAGACAGCTTCTTTAATGCGTACAAGCAATTACAAATTGTTGGACGCGTTTCGTTACGCGCAAAGTACTGCATTGCCTGTAGATAGGCAGCGTGATTTGGCAACACTGCAAGTTTTAGGTGATTTGCCTAAGCTTGTTAAGCAAGAGCTTAATAAGATTGCATCATATGTTGCAGAGCAGGCCATAGAGCCTGACAGTCGTGCTTTAGAAATTAAACCTGCAACACTGGAAACATTAATCCAAACTATAGCACAATACATAGCACAAACTGTAAAAGATGAAGTTGTAAAAGTTGTGCATGAGCTTGAGCATGAGTTTAAAGTTAAAAGACATAATCCTGAAATGGAGTTTGTAAGGCGTATTGCAAAGCCATGGATATCTGTAATTGGTTTGTTACCACACCAAGAGCAATCAATTCAAAAAGAATTTCCTGACTATGACTTTCATTTTATGTCTACCGACTACGCAATTGGCGCAAAGCCAATCGAAGCCGATGCACACTTATTAATGAAAAACTTTATTAAACATGCTGTGTATAACAAATATCGTGATAACCCTCGTCACGTCTTAATTGACGGTGGTTTAACAACTCTTAGAACATGGCTATCAACTGAAGGCAAAAAACTATGAACCCCAATGACGTAATAAAAAATGGCTACCATGATTGGTTGGAGCTACTGCAAAGAACCAACAGCATGTCTTTATTGGAAGATCCATACAATATATGGCTTGAAGCTTTTACCAGCGCAACACTGTTTGAGCGTGTAGGTGTTATTCACGCCATAGGTAAGATGCTTAAAGAAGCAAAAACTTTGGATGAGCAAAATACACTAACTAAAGTCATTACGCTCATTGAGTCCAAAGGTTTATCAAAATAAAAAAATCCCCGGCATTGAGCCGGGGAGAATCACATTTACACTGGGAGACTTACTTTTGGCTGAAGTGTGTAAATGTGGAGGAGACTAAGGTGCTTCGTATTCAGCTGATGGGGGTGGTGGTTCACCACCTTGATATAAAGCTTCAGCAGGCATTGATAGTAGTGATAAAGCGCCACCGCCTAAACGAGTAAGTGGAAAAGGCAACAACGACGCAAGCGCGCCTAAGCCACCTATACCTTTAATTGCTGCCCCTCCATACTCGCCACGTTCTAAACGTCTAAGGGCCTCAATAAGATCGGCGCCTCCTAGGCCTCCGGCAAGTACACTTAAACCTGGAACATAGCCAAGACCCCGGGTTGTTTTTTCTCCGGCTTGTTTAAGCCAAGCAAGTTTTCTTGCACGATCAGCTTCATCAGTTGCTGCAAGATACCGATTGATATCCAAAGGCTGATTGCCATAGCGTTGATATACTTTTTTACCGGCTTCACCATGTGTTTTAGTGCGTTGATAAGTTTGTGCGGCTTCAGGCACACCGCCTGGCCCGGTTCGCTCAAGGCCTGCAAAGTTACGTAGCCATTTCTCATACGCTGAGCCTGTTGCAGCTGAAGGTGGCGGCGCAGTTATTGCTTCACCCATTGCTTTAATGCCTGGACGAAGATTTAAAATATTTCTACCTTGCTCAAGCATTCCTGCGGTGCCACCAAGAATGGCGCCACCAAACTCACCTACACCTGGTGATATTGGGCTTTCACCAAAAATGGCACGTCTTGCCATTTGATAAGACGCAGGCAAGTTTTGTAGATTTGAAAGCTCAGCAGGCGGTGGTGGCGCTGACGTGCTTGTACTTGAAGGCACAGGCAGTGTATCTTTAAAAATAGGGTCAACATCTTCTAATCTAAGCTCATTTGCTCTAGGCGCGCCTTTTTTATCATTCCTAAAAATAGGATCTGTGTCTTCAAGTCTTACGGTTAAGTTATCTTTAGCCATAGCTATCTTCTTAAATTGCTATAAAAAGGGCTTCGCTCAATAAGTTGTTGATTTAATGCATCATATTTTGATATGATACCGCGATAGTCAGACGAGTCAAAATACGCACCTGCAGGCACTGATGCGCCATACTGTCGATCATAACGATTTAATGATGAAAATAAGTCATTTCTTTGCTTGTTGATAAGAATATGCTGCTGCACCCAATACTTAATATTAGCAGCTGAGTCTTCTGGTGTAACCATAGGACGTTGCATAAACTGGGCGTCTGCATTTGAAATTTGAGGCCCCAAAATAGACTTATTAGCTTTGGCATTTTCAAAGAATTGTTCAGCCATAAGCTGCGATGCACGACGTAATAATTCTTGATCTTTAGGTACAAGTTTTACTTTTTCTAATGCTTTTTGTACAGGCAGTGCTATACTGCCGCGAGGTGTTTGTATGCCTTCTTGTGCAGCTGTTTGCGCAGCCGATAATATGCCTTGCTCCATCATAAGACCAAATATATTTGGTCGATTATCAGCAATTGTATACAACTCACGAAGCGTGCGATCACTGTTAGAAACCGCCGACGGTGTCCACGCGTTAATTGCAATACGTTCGTTAAGAAATTGCTTATCAATATCTAATGCGCGTTGTTCTTTAATTTTAGCTTGTACCGCTAATGGTAAACCTGCATCACCACTGGTTGGCGTAACAACAACAGGCTGCGTAGTTGTGGACACACCTGAAGCAGGTGTGCCTGCTGGAGTTGTACCAGGGCCTCCTGGTGCCCTTTGCGGTTGCTGTCCAGGCAATTTTACACCTGTAGGTAAATACGCAACTACACCAGACCCGTATTTAGCAATTAAATCTGTTACGCTAAGACCATTTTTAATATCGGCATCAATCAACTTACGTCGTTCAATGTCCATATCAAACACTTGCTTAAGTGATGTACCAAGCTTAGGATCTAGTTTATTAACCGCAATGACTAACCCTGGTGTAATCTTGCTCACCATATCAGGTGGCATTTGACCTGAACTAATAACTTGATTTGTTTGTGCAGGTGATGCGCCTAATACGCTAGATACAAGATCAAGAGCTTTAGCTTCATTGGCAACTTGATATTTTTGTCCTGCAAGCTGCGCTCTAACCTGCGCAATAGGCAATGCCATTTCGCTTTGACGTTGTATGTCTTCACCTGCCGAAATAGCAGCCTTGCCAACTGCCTCTCCAAAACTTCCAGTACGGCCTGGGTCTAAAAACGCACCTGCCAGTTTAAATAGATTAGGCCCACGAGTTGCACGAGCTTCTAACGCTTGCAATGTTTTATCTAACGCGTCAAAATATTCTTTTCTTGCGGCTTCGTCGCCACCTAAACCTGTAGGCGGCGCTGGCAATGTAGTAGGAAGTGCAGCCATGATTTATACCTTAAACTAAATCAGAATAGTCTGATGGATTAATAACAGAACCGCCGCTAGTTGTATAGCTGCCACCAGGGCCGTAGATAATATTGCCAAAAATGTCATCTACAGGGTACGCTGTAGTGCCACCACCACCACCACTGCTAGGAAATAATCCACCAATACCACTAATGATATTTTGTAAAGGCGAAGTACTACTGCCTTGTTGTGGCGTAGTCAATGCACCAAGCAATGATGTAATGCCTGCAATCTGTTGCAAGGGTGATGCATTGTACGCGCCAGGAATTGGTCCCGTATAAGTCGAGGCAACCGATGTAGGAATGGTGTAGCCTCTAAGCAATCCGGCTTGCTGTGCTGCAACTTGTAATGGGAATAGCTGCTCTGCTAAGCCAATTTGTTGCTGTTGCGCACCAAGCGTAGACAATGCATTAATATCAGCTAAATTTAAACCTTGTCCTGCTTGAGCCAAATTGCCTAGCATTTGACTTGATTGCAATCTTTGCATTGCGTCTGATGCAGCCATTTGACCTGCAGCTTGGCCTGTTGATAACTGGCGAGCCAAGTCTGCTTGATTTAATCCACCAGAAAGCTGCGCGGCTTGCAATAAGTTAGCCGCTTGCTGATTAGTCAATTGACCTGCAGTTTGGCCTGTTGCCAGCTGTCGATTTAGATCTGCTTGACTAAGCCCGCCGGAAAGCTGCGCAGCTTGTAGTAAATTAGCTGCCTGTTGATTAGCTAATTGACCAGCCGTTTGGCCTGTTGCCAGCTGACGTGCTAGGTCGGTTTGCGAAGCCGTAAGCGCATTTTGATAGCCTGTTTGCAAAGCACCAAGTTGTTGACCGCGCATATTTTCTAACGCGCGATTAATTGTCTCACCAAGAATTTCGGCACCTCGACGAGAACCAAATTGCCCAGAGCCTACCGCAGCAGCAGTGGCTTGTGGACTTAGGTTGCGAGTAATTTGCTCTTGACCAAGACGACCAATTTCACTTACAACAGATTGCGTAAAAGGATTTAAATACTGCGCAACATTGCTAGGTGCTAATTGAGAAGCAGCTTGCAAATAAGGCGACGCGGCCTGTGAGCCGCTTATACCTGTGCCTGCAGTAAGATAAGGCTGCGCAACGTTTAAGCCTGTGCCTGCAGTTGCTGCTTGAAAATACGGTGATGCAGCTTGCATGCCGCTTGTGCCTGTACCCGCCGTAAGATAGGGCTGTGCTGCACCAAGTCCAGTGCTGCCTGTTGCAGCTTGAAAATACGGTGAGCTTGCTGACACAGCGCTAGGCATGCCGGTTTGACCTGCCAAATTAATTGCTTGCTGCAATGTAGGTGAATACGCACCTGTTTGTTGGCCAGTAAGATTAAATGCTTGCTGCTGTAAAGGCGATGCGCCAACAAACTGTGCTTGTTGTGTTGCGTCTTTACCTTGCTGAGCTAAATTACTAAGATAGTCAGTATACCAGTTAGGCGCAGCTGTGATTTGCTGCTGCGTTGTGGTGATATTAGGTAATGGTGAGCCTTGTGTAATCTCGGCCATGATTAACCTTTCATGTAGGCTAAAGGTGATTTAGCCTTTGGGGGTATATCTTTATGCGACGCGGAGCGTCTATGCTTGCGAATATTTTCTCTCATTTTATCAAGCATTGCAGCCCCTGCTTTACTAGAACCATTTCCTAGAGCAGCAACAGTGTCAGCGTCAAACACGTATTCTCCATCTGCTAACATGGCAGGAATCTCATCCGACTGACCATCGCCTCTACCTTGCACGTAATGTCCGGTTGCTCCAGTAATAAACTCAGGATTATGTGCTTGGCCACCTTTGGCAAAACCATATGGTGAACGGCCAGCCAACATACTTAAACCTGCAGTTGATAATGGATTTGTTGACATATAGCCAGGAATTTCACCTGCTAAACGAGATCTTGCCGTGTCTCTATCCGCAGCAATCGACGGGTACCCTGCTGTAGGTAGTCCACCTGTTGCAGTCATTGACAGTGATGTGCGATCACCTGCAGGAGATTCGCCACCTGCGCCGTATGTATAGTAACTTGGCGTTGTACTACCGCCTCTATTGGTTAGAATTTGCAATAGCCTAGGATCTATTGTACTAAGCTGTGGATAAAGTTGTCTAAGTTGTAAGAGGTTCATAGGCGATGGTGGTGTTGTAGTTACAGGAGCTGCTGCCAGTGCTTGTGCTTCTAAATTACCAGGCAGTCCGCCTGATATAGGCGTGCCCATACCAAGTGGGTTACGTAAAACTGATCCTGCAAAGTTGCTAGGAAACCTACTCGTTTGCATAGTAGGTTCGTATGTTAAAGCGTTGTAAAGATTATTTGCTGTGTTGGCAACTTTAAGCGTTTGTAATGGATTTTGCGTTGCAGTTTGTAGTCCTGCAGATGCAAGATCACCTAAACCAGTTAACGCGCCACGTACGCCACCAAATTGTCCATACGCTGCTGGATCAAATGGGATACTACGATCAATGATTTCAGCACCAGGTAGATTTGCTCCTCCACCCATGGCTTCAGCTATACCGCCAACGCCGGCATCAAACGCGCCAGTTGCACCTGCAAGTTCCCCTAAGCCCATGGCTTCAGCTATACCGCCAACGCCGGCATCAAACGCGCCAGTTGCACCTGCTGCTTCAGCTGCACCGGCTGCGCCTGCGGCGCTTGATCCAAAATCTGCAGGTACGCCTGTAGTTGCTACAATTGCAACAGTGGCAACAGTACCCCATCCGCCTGGAATTTCTTCATTTACAAAATCGTCAATATCACGCCCAGCGTCAAGAATTGGGTCAATAATAACGTCTTGTACTGTATTGCCAATATCACTAACAACTTCTCCGGCGCCTTCAACAACGTCGTCTACAAAGTCAACGGCATCTTCAACTATATCTTCAACCCAGCCCATTTAAATCCACCTCTAATTGATAGCCATTATCTGTTTTTTGAATTGATAGCCAAGTTGGTAGCTTATCTGTAGGGCTTGCAATCAACGTTTTAATAACGGCAGGATTTGTAAATGTTGTCATAGCCTCATCATAGCCGAGCTTTTTTAAATAAAAATAAAACAGCAAGCACGCTAATAAAAATGCTGGTCTACTATCACCTGAAATAGTATGAAATCGTATTCTTCCGCCTGTTGAATCAGTTACAACAAAGATAGTATTAAGAAATCTAACAAGTCCTGCACCATCTTTTCTAAGTTGTTCTAACTTGGCCATACCTTCTTGTGCAGACATGCCAGAGTAATTAAGTTTTACATCACGTCGAACAATTTGCTCAATAGGTATTTTTTTAACGTTTGCAGCCGCTTTTTTAAGACCTTGAATATTAATTTGTGAATTCATACGGCTACCCAACGTGAATCATCATGGTTATTAGGGTGAAAATTTTTCTTAAAAATCTTAGTGTAAGGCAACCAAGATTTAAAAAACAATTCTAAAAATAAACTTACAAAAGATTTACAAGTTGAAAGCTTCCATAATACGCCATCTTCTTTGCATTTTGTAATAGTGTATCTAAGTACTGACTTAAGCACATAAAACATATTCAATGCTGCAACTTTGCGCAATACTGTTTGTGAGTTGCCAAAATGTAACCATAAATCCATGGCTAAACTTTTATGCTCTAACTCTTCTTTGCAGTGCCATTTATAAAGATTTAACTCTTTGCTACTTTGCCCATCATATCTTTTCAAAAAAGTTCTTGCTCCACAAGCAGCCATATGCTCAATGGATACCATAGTTGCAAGCCACATTTGATGATTAGGCCTGCGAAACACCAATCGTGCTTTACGTAACTCACGTGCTTCCATGGCATTAAGCTTATAAGTTTTATTGTGCGCTTGGTGTGCATTTGCATGTGCCAATTCTTGCTTACAAAACTGATCAATTCT